TAGCAATCATAAATAATGGCTATAAGACAATCGTTATAGAGGTGTTGGGGGATATCTTTCACTCAAACGCAATGAAAGCAAGCCAAACGATCAAAGGTACTCAACTTGAAGACGTGGATATGGTCGAAGCAATTGAGTTGGCTAAAACATTCTTCATTACGCTCATCGATGAATCATTAAGAAAAAGCTCAGAGGTGCGGATTGAATTTGCCAGTGGTAATCACAGTGACTTTGAGTATTTGTTTCTAATGTATTTAGAGACACTCTATCCACAAGTAACGGTAAACAAACACAATCTGCCAAGGGTCGCATATCAGCTAGACAATGTAGGCATTATGCTCACTCATGGACACTTTGGGAAAAAAGGCGATTATCCTATGCTATTCGCTACCGAGTTTCGAGACGTATGGAGCAAAAGTACGTGGCTTGAGATTCACCAAGGGCATTATCACTCAATGGAAGCTCAAAACCTTAAAGGTGTTATTCATCGGCAGTTAGGAACAATAAAACCTAACGATCAGTATGAGTCGGAGAATGGTTATACGATGAACTACAAGAGTACACAGGCGTTTGAATATTCAGCGGACAAGCTGAAAGTAATCTATGAGTTGGGGTGACTGATATGCATTACTATTACATCCAACTATCAGTAGGAATACTAAGGCACAAGAACATCCGACAAGCGGAGTTGAAACCTAAGCACACGTTGCTTGAATGCTATGGTCAGTTTAGTGACGAGTATATTGATCGGCATAGGCTGATATACATTGGGCATGGGTGGAAGAGTGATCCGCATATTGCGGAGAGATTAAGGAGGTATTTGAATGCTTAAATTTATTGTTTATGCTTTGATAGCAATTGCATTATACTTCGCTATTCCTTGGCAGATGAAGCAAATAGAAAAGAGTGTTGGTGGAGATTCGTTTCTGAGATTAGGAAGATGGTATCTCACATTTATGATAGCAATGATACCGATATGTAGCTTTTTTTGGTGATTTTAAACAGATATTTATAGAAAGGCGGTGGGCTTGATGTGGCTAAGTTAACAAACAAACGTTATGGAGTAGTTTACTTAATAACTAACATTGTAAACAACAAAAAATATGTAGGTATAACCACACGATCCATCGATTCTAGGTTTGAAGAACACTGCAAAGCTGATAGTCTAATAGGAAAAGCTATAAGAAAATACGGTAAAGATAATTTCACGATTGAAATCATAGCTGAAACTACGAGTAAAGAAGATACTGTAGAAAAAGAAATTTATTATATATCCAATTACAATAGTTTCGAGAATGGTTATAACTTAACTATTGGTGGGGATGGAGTTGTTCAAAAGTTCAAAAGAGAAGTTCCTTTAAGCGAAGAACAGATAGAGTATTTGAATAATTTCCCACGTGATAACAATAGACATAAAGATTATTTAAAAATGACCAAAGTAGAATTTGTTAACGCGACTATAAAATGCCTCGTTAAAATGTATTTAGAATGCGAATACGAATTAGGGGTTAAACGAATTTTTGAATTTTTAAAAGGAAAAAGAGCTAGTGATTTTAATTTCTTAGAAGCCTTTTTAGAAACTGGTTTAATTTCTGAATATCATATCAAAAAATATGTAGCATAATCCAATCAGAAGGGAGGTCATTACGTGGCAATTGGAAAATATAAAAAGTGGCTTGAGCAAGAGAATCTTATTTTGTTAGAAGGTTGGGCACGTGATGGACTGACCGATGAACAGATAGCACAAAGAATGGGTATAAGCACAACTACATTGTACAGGTGGAAAAGTGAGCATCGGGAGATTAGGGAGGCCATAAAAAAAGGGAAAGAAGTCGTTGATTTCGAAGTGGAAAACGCCTTATTAAGAAATGCTAGAAAAGGTGATACGACAGCTCAAATATTTTGGTTAAAAAATAGGCGTCCTGATAAGTGGCGAGATAGTAGAGATAGAACAGATAGACAAGATAAGCTTATGGCTGCTCAACTGCAAAAAGAAGAAATGCAAGCTAAGAAAACAGAAGTGGAAATAAAACTTGCTGAGGCTAAACTTGAGAAAATCAAAAATGGCACAACTCAGACTACTGAAGATAAGTTGGATGAGTTGTTAGAGAAGATTAGTGGTGAATTGAATGATTAGTGATGTATACACTACTAAACAAATTCAAGTTTTGAATGAAACGGTAAAGAAAGATTGGTTCATTACTTTGCTACATGGAGCTAAGCGATCAGGAAAGACAAAGATAAACAATGACTTATTTTTGTTTGAGTTAAGACGTGTGCGCAAGATAGCAGATAAAGAAGGTATTAAAGAGCCAATGTATATTCTCGCTGGTGTATCAAGCGCCACTATTCAAAAGAATATTCTGCAAGAGCTTTACAACATGTATAGCATTGAACCCAAATTTGATAAGCATAATAACTTTGTCTTGTTCGGTGTGAAGGTGGTTCAAGCATACACTGGAAACATTGGCGGTGTCGGTGCTATTCGTGGCATGACGGCTCATGGTGCATATATCAATGAAGCTTCATTAGCTAAGCAAGAAGTATTTGCTGAAATCGTTTCTCGTTGTTCAGGGACAGGCGCTAGGATATTGGGCGATACCAACCCTGATAATCCAGAGCATTGGCTAAAAAAGGAATATATCGACAATACAAGTGAAAATATCAAGGCGTTTCATTTTGAATTAGATGACAACACTTTTCTTTCTGATCGATACAGAGAAAACATTAAAGAGTCGACACCTAGCGGTATGTTCTACGATCGTGACATAAAAGGATTGTGGGTATCTGCTGAAGGCGTGGTATATCAAGACTTTGATGCGAGTAAGCATTACGTCCAATCGAATGAAATCCCTCAGTTATCCTCTTTCTATTGTGGAGTTGACTGGGGGTACGAACACTGGGGATCAATTGTTGTTATAGGCGAAACAGATAACGGAACAGCATATCTCATAGAAGAACATGCCACACAGTTTGAAGAAATTGATTATTGGGTAGAAATTGCCAAAGGTATTCAAGAGCGTTATGGCTCTAGGATACCTTTTTATTGTGATTCTGCCAGACCAGAACATGTTGCAAGGTTCAAACGTGAACGCATCGAAGCTTTCAATGCAGACAAAGCCAGATTAAGCGGCGTTGAATCTGTTGCTAAGAAGATTAAAGCGGATAAGCTTTTTATCTGTCGTGACAAAGTTAAGAAGTTTTCAAACGAAATTTATCAATATGTTTGGGATAAACGAAAAGGGGAACCAATCAAAGAATTTGATGATGTTCTTGATGCATTAAGATATGCAATTTACTCACACGAGTTGAAGAAAAGCAAAAAGGCTCAAATCGTCAGCAAAGTTAAATTCGGATTTTAAGAGAGGTGATATTGTGGCAATTGTAGTTAATAGACAGATAGCCGGTGACTTAAATAACCCATCTGCTGAGTTGCTTAATTTTTGTATCCAACAGCACATGATGGAATTGGCGAGACTAGAAAGGCTATCAGATTATTACGATGGTAAGCATGACATTCTTAATCGCAAAAAAGAAAATGATGCAGCGCCAAATAATAAAGTGTTGATCAACCATGCGAAATATGTAGTGGATATGAACGTTGGTTTTATGGTGGGTAATCCGATTTCTTATGTATCTGAATCAGATAAGAACATATTACCAATCTTAGATGCTTACGACAGGATTGACATCGTTTCTCATGATACAGAATTAGAGAAAGACCTATCAACATTCGGTGTGGGTTATGAACTTGTGTATTTAAACAAGACAAAGGAAAACGATGGAACACAATTAGAAATCAAATGTATTGATCCTAGAGGGATCTTCTTGGTGACAGATGACACGGTAGATAAGAACCCTTTATTTGCAGTTCATTATCAGCCTGTACTAACGCTACAAGGCGGCGTTGATCACTATGTGGTTAAGTATTACAACGACAATCGAGTGATTACGTATCACGCAAGCTCAAGAGGATTTGGTGAATACTCACTAGTGGATGCCAAGCCACATTACTTCAAAGCAGTGCCAGTCATTGAGTATCGGAATAATGAAGAAAAGCAAGGTGACTTTGAACAAGCCATTTCTTTGATTGATGCGTACAATCTACTCCAATCCGATCGACTAAACGACAAAGAGGCCTTTGTAGATGCAATTCTGTTTATTAGAGGATTTACTTTAGAAGATGGTGATGGCGAGAAGTTGGCGAAAGAAAAGATGCTTCAAACGGCTGCAATGCCTAACGAAGTAGACGCAGGGTATCTTACTAAGGAATTAAACGAGGATGGCGTTAATCTTTTAAGATCAGCAATCCTTGACGATATCCATAAGATTACCTATGTACCTGATATGAATGATGAGAAGTTTTCTGGAAATGTTTCTGGTGAAGCTATGAAGTACAAACTGTTTGGCTTACTTCAGCTTATGTCGGTTAAATCACGTTATATGATTAAAGGTTTGAGAAAGCGCATGGAACTGTTTGAAACAATTTTGAAGGTTACAGACAATTCCGTTGATGCGCAAGGAACGAAGATCAAACTTAAGCCTAATTTACCTGTAAACACTAGCGATATCATCAATCAAATCGTCAGTGCTTACCAAGCTGGTATCTTACCGCTTAAAGTACTTCTGGGATGGTTGCCAGATATTGACGATGTGGACGAGGTGTTAAAACAGTTGAACCTTGAAAAAGAAGAAGCTATTGTGATGAACCAGAAAGCATTAGGTGTGCAAGCTGAAGATAGTCATTCGGATTTAGATGATGAGCCAGAGGAGGACGAAGGGGATGAAAGCTAGGAAGAAACCGGTAGTAGTTGAAGTTGTACAACTAAAAATGCTATCTGCACGTTCTTATCGCAAATGCAAAGAATTTGTTGGTGAAGCATGGGTTGACCATAATAATATGCCGAATGGATTACCTGGTATTGAAACATTAGAAGGCACAATGGAAATATCTGACGGTGATTACATCATCAAAGGCGTTCATGGTGAGTTCTATCCATGTAAACCGGATATCTTTGAAGAAACTTACGACTTGATAAATGACGATGGTGCTAAAAATGTCGATGATTCTGACTATGGCTTTTTATGGAATGGACCAGAAAAAACTTTGATAGTTAATGGACAAAAAGAAGAACGTATTACTAAAGCTGTAATCACTCTCGTACCATATCAAGTTGTAAAAGTAGAATTGGAAAAACTTATAACTATGCCAAATGTTGGTGTAATAGGCGAGGTGGATGTCGAAATAAAAGATATCGACTTCGATTCTGGTACAAGAGGATTGGCAGAGTAAAAAAAGGAGCTGATTAAATGGCTCAAAAGAAACGCAAGCTATCCTACTGGGAACGACGTAACATCGACGCAGAACAAAAGATAAACGATGGAGCAATCAAAGTTGAGGAAGCTGTAGCGAAGGCTTACAGGCAAGCACAGACTTACTTAACCCAAAAGGTTAGGAAGTTATTTGAACGCTCTCAACAACGGTCTGGGCTATCTGAGAATGAAGCTAAACAGATACTGAATCAAACAACATCAGTTGAAGAGTTAGCGGAGTTAAGAAAGCTATCCAAGCAGATTAAGGATCCTGAGTTACAAGCTGCAGCAAAAAAACGATTGCAAGCATTAGCATTTAAAGAGCGTATCACTCGTGCAGAAGACTTGAAAGCCAAGTCTTTTTTAGTTTCTAAGCAAGTTGCAGATGTTCAGTTAGAAAAGCAGACAGAGTTCTATGTAGATGCTATTCACGAATCGTATCGTGAGGCAACGGCAGAATCAGTCATCCGAAAGGCGCAAGATAATGCCAAGAATGGCGTAGTTATTGAGGTATGGAATAAGAAGGATTATCAGTTTAAGGAACTATCGACCAGGTATACAAAGAACATCCTCGATAGCCACTGGCATGGATCGAATTATTCTAAACGGTTGTGGGGCGATACTGAAGCTTTAGCAGCAAGGTTGGAAGAATTGTTCACCGTTGAATCCATGACTGGCATGTCTGAGTTTGAAATGGCTAAGGCAATAGCTAGTGAATTTGACCGCTCAATAGGTGTTGCTAGGCGGTTGATACGCACGGAAGCTAATTACATGGCTAATCAAGCGAAACTCAAAGCGTGGCAAGATAACGGCGTAAAAGAGTACATGCTTGTTGCAGTCTTGGACTTACGAACATCTGATATCTGTAAAGGAAAAGATCATAAAATATATCGAGTTTCTGAAGCTAAAGTAAATGGTGTTAGTGGTACGTATCCGCCTTTCCATCCTTGGTGCAGAACAATAGCTATTATGTACAGCAAACGCACTCTTAAGCTGCCTAGAAATACTTTGGATCCTATCAGTGGCAAAGTCATTCCAATTAGAGGTGACACTACCTATAACGAATGGATAGATAAGCTGAAAGAAAAGTATTCGGATGAAGAAATAAGAGAACAGAAAAGAAAAATAATGGGATTGAAAGCTTAGTCATTGACTAGGCTTTTTGTCATGTCCAAGCGTGAAGACATTAAAAGCATCGGAAGTGCAAGCATTTATCCACTCTAAAAGATATGGAAGGAGTACAGAACATGAAACACAAAAAACTGTTGCCACTTAACCTACAATTCTTTACTGAAAAAGATGAATCAGATACTCCGGATGATTCTGAAACATCAAAACAGATTAATGTAGAAGAGTTGAGCGACGAAGAGATTGCAGCAATCAAAGAGAAGTTTGGTTTCAAGGACGACAAAGAAGTTGACTCTATTGTCAAAAGTAAAAAGTCACGCTGGCAGAAAGAATTTGAAGAAGAAAAGAATGAAGCTGCCCGTTTGGCAAAGCTAAGTGAGGAAGAAAGACAAAAAGAATTGCTTAACAAAGATAAGTTGGAATTCGAAAAAGAAAAAGAAGCTTTTCGACAAGAACAATTATTTGTTGAAAAAGGCAATCAGTTACAGTCAATCGGAATCAGCAAAGAGTTAGCGGCACGTATCAAGGGTGACACCGCAGAAGAAATTTTGGAAGATGTCAAAACATTCAAGAAAGCATGGGATGAAGCGCTAAAAGTTGCTGTTGATCAAGCGCTATTGAATTCAGTTGATTCGCCACTAGGTGCTAATACAACTTTGCCTGACATTAATCCGTTTGCTGCAGAAACCTTAAACCTTACTGAGCAAGGAAGATTGCTACGAGAAGATCCAGAAAAAGCCAAAGCCCTACAGGCATTAGCGAATAAATAGAAAGTGGGAGAAAAAATGGAAAAAAGTTTAATGAAAATGAACTTGCAGTATTTTGCTGCAAAAACAAAAATCGAAGATGTCATTGTACCAGAAGTCTTCAACCGTTACGTTATTGAACGTACTGCTGAATTATCAGCGTTGTACCAATCAGGAATTGTTGTGAAAGACCCAGAATTAGATGCTTTGGCTACTGCTGGTGGTAAGTTGATCAACATGCCGTTTTGGCAAGATTTAACAGGCGACGATGAAGTGTTATCTGATACAGAATCATTGGCAACAGATAAAATCACTGCTGGTCAAGACGTTGCCGCTCTCTTGATGCGTGGTAAAGCTTGGAAAGTAAATGATTTATCTAAAGCATTGTCTGGTGACGATCCTATGCGTGCTATCGGTGACTTGGTTGCTGCTTATTGGGCACGCCGTCAACAAGCTACTTTGTTGAGCGTCTTAAAAGGTGTGTTTGGTGCCACAACTACTAAAATGGGCGACAATAGCTTAGATATTTCTGCTTTAACAGGTAACGATGCAGCATTCACTGGTGAAACATTCCTAGATGCTTCATACAAATTAGGTGATGC